GCCGTGCCTGATGTCGGCGTTGGGCAGCGCGGCGTGCGTCTCAAAATTTAAGATGCTCAAGGCGTGGATATATGCGCGGTGAGCGGCAGCGGATGCCGCAGCGTTGATTGAGTCGTTCGCTTTTTCCTCCGCGTCGTATTCGGATTTTGAGCGTTTCGCTTCGGCTTCGATTTTGGTGTAGGCGCGTTGGATTCGGTCGCTGTATGCGTTGGCGATTGCTCCGGCGAGGTCGTCACCGGATGGCCGCGAGCAGCCGATTATTTGGAGCAGTTTGCCGAGGCTGATTTCACCATCAATCCACCGCTCTGCATCGTTCGTTATGTTTTTGCTCATAGTTTTGCTCATAGTTGTGTATGTCGCTAGTTGCTCTGCCCAACACGTCGCCGGAGCCAACCGCCGATGGCGCTGGCAGTTCCGCTGTCGCGGTTCACGTCGCGAGTCGGCGGCGGCTCAGCTTTTTTCGTTAGCCGCGCCTCGCTCGCTGGCCCTCGCGGGACCAGCGTCAGGCCAGCGGCGCAAGCCCATCATCGTAATGTCAAAAATTGTCCACAAACGGGAATGTAATCGGTTTTGATACCACTTGTATGCTCGCTTGCGCCGCCCCCTTTCGTCAGCAAGACATTCGGCGAGTAGTTTATTTTGCTCTTGGAGCCGTCGAATTTGCTTGCGGTAAACCTGGCCTGAATCGCTTTTCGGCGCGGCTAACGGCGAAGCTGCCAGCTCGTGTTCGCCGCTCGGCGCGGCTAACACTTCGCTGGTGCGCGACATCGCCTGCGGCGACCCTTCACGAGAGGACAAGCAGGTACAGGAAATTTCACCTTGGAGCGGGTCTCCACCTTTTATTCCACCACATGTCGGGCATATTCTCATTGACTTGTCCTCTCGTTCAGTTGCCGCACAGCTTCGCCGTTAGCCTTCCGCGCGCAGGCGAGCGGGCATTCATAGCACATCTGGCCGAGGGGCTTGGGGAAAACCGGGGAGAATTTCCCCGAGCATCCGTGATACGCGCAGCCGGGCCGATAGGCGCGATCCAGCTTTAAAATCCGGGCCTCGACCGCCTGCTGCACCGACTTTTGATTGCCGCGATGCTTCGCCACGCGCAGCAGCCAGGCAACGTCGGCGCTCTCCCTGATCTGCTGGATGCGGCTCTCGGCGTCGCACGTGATGCAGCCGCGCATGAGCGCGCTCTGATCGTATCTTTCTCCCCAGGGGTTCTTCATGGTTTTACGCCTGGGCGGGGAACATGTTGGTGCGTTTGTATTCGCCATAGGCAGTCTTTTGAAGCCAGCCTTTGGCGGCCCAACGGGTGATGCTGTTGGTGCAAAACACGCGGTCCTTGCCGGAGGCCACGGATAGCGTCGTGGCGGAAATCGGCTCGGGCAGCTTGCGGGCGGCGGCCATCAGTTCGACCATGTCGGCCGAGGGCGCGCGGGTGAAGCCGGCGGTGCCTTGAGTCGGATTCCGCGAGACGCCAGCGGGCGCAGGATCGGCGACTTCGTTCCCGGCATTGTTGCGGCGGGCATACTTCCCGAGCGCTTTGGTTTTGCGTGTCTTCTTCACTTTAACGGGGGGGGGTAACTCGGTTTCGCCGCCGAACAGGGTGTCCAGGCCGTCGCGGAGCTGCTGCAGCTCGGCGATCTCCTGGTCGATGTCGGCGATGGTCAATTTTACGTGTGGTCTCATTTTGGTTTCGGGTTGAGGGTTAATTAATTTTTCGGGCGGTGGCGCCGGCGGGGCGGCTGGGCGTGCTCTGCACCGGGCCGGTGACGGGTGCGGCGCGCATCTCCTTGAGGTTGAAGGTGAATCCGATCTTGCGCATGATGGCGATGCGGAAGTTCGCCTCCTCGGGCGTGGGATAGTCGATGTGGCAGTTGGCCTCGTGAATGCGAATGAGCTGGGCGCGCTCTTGGAGTTCTTCTTTGGTGTTGGCCATATTTTTTATTGGTTGATGGTTGATGGTTGAGAGATCGAACGGGATAAATGGAGTTCGCCGATAATTTCGGCTTGGGTGACGCCGTGCTTTTGCAGGATGTTGTTGGCGATGCCACGACCGTCGCTCAGGATGGCAATGACGATGTGGTCAACGCCGATGAATTGGTCGTTCAGCTCCTTGGCGACGGAATGCGCCGTGGCAAGAATTTCTTGAGCTCGGGGAGTGAGTTCCATAATCAGCCCATTTCAGAAAGCCATTGGAGCAGCAACTTTTTGTGGATGGTCAGGCCGTGATAGACGACGCGGTCCTTGAAGACCTTCCAGTCCACGGTCTCTGCCGGGGGCGCCTTGGCTTTCTGGGCGCGGAGCCAGGTGCGCTGTTCGGCCACATCCCGGATATGGTTGCGGTCGAATACCTGGTTGACTTGCTGCTGGGTCAGACTATCGAGCGGAATGATGCGTCTTTCCTTTTCGTCCGGATCGAGCACCTCAACGCCGTTGTCCAGCGCCGTTTTTTGAACGGATGGCTGGTAGGCGAGCAGCTTCTGATACGGTCTGCCGCTGGCATAGATAAGGCGCTCGTCTATTAGATGGTGCCCACAGAGCTCCAGCCGGTTGATCAACCAAGCCGGGGCGCCGCGCTCGATGAGCCTGTCGCGCAGCTCGGGTTTAACCTCGAAGGCCGCGACGAGTTTCTCGCCGGCTTCGTAGGCGAGCAGGATGCTCTGTTTGGTGAACTGAACCACGAGCTGGTAGAGCTCGTCTTCAGACGGAACCTTGGATAATGTTTCGGTAGATTTCATGGAGTTGTAACTGTTTTTTTTGACTGGATTTATTTCTATTCCTACGTAGGTACTCCTCTCGATGGGTGGCATAGTACTGCCTCTTATATGCTCGTGCTTCCTCAGGATGAGTTTTGCGCCAACGCTTGACGCCCGCTCGTGATTGAGCTCGCACTTTTTCTGGATGAAGTCGCCTCCATCGTTCCACATGCACTTTAGCTTCCTCAGGATGAGTTTCGCGCCAACGCTTGGCGCCCGCTCGTGATTGAGCTCGCACTTTTTCTAGATGGAGTTGCCTCCATCGCTTTAAGTACTTTTTGCGTTTTAAAAGGTCGCGCATAGACACCTAGTTCCAGTCGTCCTGTGGCTGGGCTTGTTTGGCGATGCGGAGATGGGCTTCGACGAAATGGGACCAGTTGAGGCGGCTGCCGGTCTTGCCGGCCATCTTGCGGGCGTACCGGATGCGCTCGGTGACGGCCAGCAGGGCCTCGGACTTGGCGATCTGGCGGAGCAGCTCGCGGGGCTTTTCCTCGATGGTTTGCAACCGGCCGGCGGCGTCCTTGAAACGCACCTGCACCTTGTAATCCGGAGCCGGGAAACTGAGTCCGTTGTATTCCAGAATGGCGGTGAGGTCGCCGACGGTGGGCATGTTCGGCAAAACGAGTTTGTGCACGCCGCGGCGCCAAAGCTGCTGCAGCTCCTTTTGGCTGGCGGCCTTGACTTCATCCAGGATGGTGAACGACAGGACCATGCCGAGCTTCTTGACGTCGTGGATTTCGCGGATGACTTCCATGCAGGAGTAGAACGAGCCGCGGCGGTAGGTGTGGGCGAGCAGGTGAACCTCGTCGAGGATCCAGAGCATGTCTTTGGTGACGGCGTTCTTGATGCGGGAGATGAGGTCGGCGGTGTTCGCCTTGTCCGAGATGCCGACGGAGCGGGCCATGGCGCGGACCATGCCGCCGAGGCCGGACGCGGCTTCCATGCGCGTGTAAATGGTGTTGCCGTGATTGTTCTCCGGCGTGTAGGCGCGCTCCAGCGCCCAGGTCTTGCCGATGTGCGACGGGCCGACGAGGAAGCAGATGGTCTGGGATTCGCGGGCGAGATTGCAGGCGGTTTCGATGGAGACGAGCGTGGGCGTGCGGACGAGGTCAGTCTTGCCGCCGGCGAACCGCTTTTTCTCCAGGGCCAGGAATTTCTCGATGGCGTCGATGAGCTTGTCCGAGGGCTGGAGGGTGGCCTTGGTCTCGGGGTGCGTGTATTTGCCGGTGTAAATCTTGTAAATGGTGTTGTCGCTGGAGCCGACGCGCTCGGCGAAGTCGGGCTTGGTGACGGGGTGGGCGTCATCGATGCACCAGAGGAAGGCGCGGATGAGGAGCTCCTTGGCGCGGGGCGAATAGGGCGCGATGGCGGACCGGACGTTGTCGAGCGAGAACTGCCAGGAGGCGCGGACGTTGTTGCCGAGGATCTCCTGCGGGATCTCGGTGACTTCAGGGGGGGGTTTGGTGGCGGTGTCCATTTTTTGTTTAGGTTGAAGGTTGAGAGTTGCGGGCCTAATCGAGCAAGGCGGAGGCGTCGAGGTCGGGAACAGCCGGGCCGCGATCTTCTGAGACGACCCGGCTGGTCGAAGTATGTTGGTCGGTTTCGTTTACTTCATGCGTCACCTCCTGGGTTGTGTTTCGGGCAAGCGATGAACCTGCCTCATCGAGCAGGGCCTCGGCGGTGCCCTGAAAATCGCGGAGTGTTTTGCGGGTGCGGATGCGGCGGCCCTGTTCCTGGCGGGCGGCGCTCAAATCAGCCGAGAGCCGAGAGTCGAGGGTCGAGGGCCTGACCGATGATTGGGCGCTGCGCTGGAGAAACGGCGCCAGCGAGGCGCGCTCGACGCGGGCGACGTTCGCCAGCGCGGCTTTACGCGTGGACTCCGCGTGGACCTGGTCCCCGGTTGCCCCGAACCGTGGAAGAGATTGAACACGCGGAGCCACGCAAATGAGCTGGTCCGGCTTGCCGGCGCGAATGGTGTAGATGACGGCGTCGGTGTCCGGATCGTAATCGTTCCAAAAAATGGCGACGCGGCGGCCGCGATGCGCCACCAGCTCGGGCGCGCTGTAGGTGTAGTGGAGCTGGTATTTGCCGGAGCCGGTGGAGATGCGGACGCCGTTCCGGGTGACTTCGTTCACGCGATAGCTGGCGCGGTACATCCACTTGCTGGAATCCGGGAAGCGCGGGTTCTGCGGATTGTCCTGGGCCCATTTGTCCGCCGGCGCCAGGCCGCGGAGGATCTTGCCGTCCGAGCGCTCATGATTCAGGGAATTCATGACGTGGGACAAATGGGTCTTATAGGCCGAGATGTGCTGGAAGAATTCGCGCGGGTGGGCCTTGCCGCTGCGCACGGCGGCAAGCTGCTGTTTGACGGTCTCGGGACAATCGACGCGCTCATTGCGGCCACAGAAGCCGACGCAGTTGTCGGCGGCGTGCTGCAGGGTGTTGAACGCCGTCTCGATGATCTTGCCGCGGGGCGTGCGGGTGTGGATGACTTTGCAGCCCAGGGCGCGCAGGCCGCCGAAGCGGACCTCGTCGTCGCAGAGCTGGCCGGTGATTTCCTTGCTCTGCCAGGTGCCACCCTCCAACACGGCGATAGGGTAAAGGCCGAAGTCGTCGAACACGTCACCAATCAAGCCCCAGACATCGTCGTGATTGTACTGGCCTTTGGGCCGGATGACGGCGCGGAGGCAAAGCCAGGACATGGAGCCGATGTCCATGGCGGCGAGGATCTGCGGGCGGATTAAAATGAAGCCCTGCTCGTTCGGCCACTCGGTCCAGACATAAACGTTGGCGGTCATGTCGTCGGCGGTGAAGGCGCGGCCGGCGGGGACTTCTGAGTAATCGCACTCGGTCCAGGCGCCGTCGAGCTTGGCGGCTTTGGGCCCGCGCTGGATGAGGGTGGCGGTGAGGGGCGCGGAAGCCAGCGCCTGGCGCACGCTGGGCGGCACGTAGGATTTGCTGGCGTTGGCGCCGTGGAGCCAGCGCCGGGCGGGGCCAGTGATGGTGGGGTTGGCCACCAAAGTGTCACGGTACGAGCGGGCGATGTTGAGCGCGGGCTTGCCATCGCCTTTGCGGGCGGCACCGAATTCGATGGCGGCGGCGCGGGCGCGGAGGATGTCCGTCTGATCGAGATCGGCGGCGAACGGTTTGCGGCCGACCCGACCGCGCTTTTGATCGACGAGGCCGTCGAGGCCGTGGGCCTGATAGCGTTTGAGCCATTCGCGGAGCGCGCGGGCCTGGCAACGGAACCCGGGATAAGTGGCGCGGATGATGGCGGCGGTCGAGACAAGCGCGACTTCCTTGCCCAGGTGCAGGTTTTCCTGGAGCAGGCGGACGGCCTGCTCACGGCGGAGCACCAGCTCGCGCTGGGGATCGGAGTGGACGAGATCGGCGAAATGGATGGGGCGAATGGGACTACTGGGACTGATGGGCCGGGCAATGATCAACGCCGCGATGTCGGGCGGGGGCTGGAGCAGGAGGCGGTAGCCGTCGGTGCGCTGCGGCCAGGCGTCGCGGCGGGCGACGCGCAGGACGCGCTTTTTGTGGACGGCCAAAGCGAGGGCGATGTCGGCGGCGGCGAAGTATTGATCCGCCACGGCTCCGGGGGGGACGGTTGAATGAGACTCTGGGGCGAGAGTTTTCATGGTTGATGTAGTTTGACGAGGTTGACAAAGCGTGCGGCGCGATCGCGCAGGGCGGCATGAATGGGACGACCGGGACCGATGAGCAGGGCCGGGCGCGCCCAGAGAATGTAAAATTCCGCGTCGGTGCAGGGGCGCTGGAAGCGGCGTTCAAAAGCCTTGCAACGGTCGTGCATGATGGCGGCGGCGGTGTTCCAGGCGGTGAAGGGATTTGCGGGGTCGAGGCCGCCGGCATACTGGCGCCAGACGGCGGGCGTGATCTGGAACCGGGAGACTTCGCGGGCGCGGCCGACAGCGGCGTCGGAGTCGCCGGACTCGATCATCGAGAGGGCGGCGAGACGGACAGCCGATGCGGACGACACGGCGCTCGGCAAACACACCGACAGAAGACCGGGCCGGCCAACGAAAGGCCCGGCGGGGGACCGGCCCGGAACCGCGTCCGCTGCGGCCATCCAATACCCCGCAGGAGAATTTAACACCAAGACAAGCGCGACCAAAATTGACCAGGCGCAGGAGAGCTTGAGGAACTTGCGCTCCAGCCAGGCGTCCAGCCGGCGCAAACCCAGCAGCGCAGCCAGGCAGCCGGCCAACGCGATGAGGAAGAGCGCCAGCGTTTTCATGAAGTGGCAATCTCCTTTTTGGCCTCGGCCTCAATGGCGGCGAACAGGCGGCCGAACGAGCAATCCGTCTGGACGCGGTCTTCGACGGCCTTGAGCGCCCAGGTGACGGCGCCGTGATCGCGCCCGAAGATCTGGGCGGTGGCGTCGAGCGTGAGGCCGAGCCGCCGCCGGCACAGGACCATGGCCACCTGCCGGGCGAGCGCGACGGCGGCCTGGCGATCGCGCGAAAAGATTTTTTGCTCGGGAATATCGAGGCGGCGGGCGACGACGCGGACGATGAGCATGGCGCGGCGCCCGGTCTCCGGCCCGACGGGCAGGCGCACATGGCCGTCGGCGCGGGCGACGAGCTGCTCGGCGCGCCCGACCAGCACGAGGAGCTGGCGCACGGTGGTGTTGAGCTGGGTGGTGAGAGTCATGGGATTGCGGGTTCTGGATTGGTGAGGAGACGGTAGCGCGAGACGTGGGGCCGGACGGAGAGGTCCGTGTCGTTCTCGATGTTGTAGCCGTGGACCTGGCGGAGTTCGTCAATGCGCGAGTGGATGTTGTAGCTGTGGCTGATGGCGACGAGCGTGGGCATGGAGATCCAGTCGCCCTCGGCGGCCTGGAGGGCGCGCAGGATGATGGCGCATTGGGAATTCTCGCGCAGGCGGCCGCGAGAACTGGTCGAGGGTCGAGGGTCGAGGGTCGATGGCATAATCAGGTTTCGATGGGGGTGGCGTTTTGGAGCAGGTGCTCGACGCGGGCGGTGGCGCTCTGGAGCTTGCCCTTGAGCTCGGTAAGGGCTTCGTGCTGGTCAGCGCTTTCGGGGAACTTGAGCACAACTTTGGGATCGCAGAGCAGGTCGAGCGTGTGCTCGGCGGCGGTGAACTCAAATTCGATCTGGCCGGCGTCGCCCAGGCGTTTGCGGGTGGCATATTTGACGGCGTCGTATTCGCCGAACCGGCGCATGAAGCCGAGCTCGCGGGCCAAGGCAACCAGCGGCTTGGGGCTTTCCATGACGAGGTCGCGGGCGGCGGCCTGGATTTTATCCAGGCCGGCGAGCTGGGGCTGGGCGTGCTTGACCCACTCGATGGCCTCGGTGGCCAGCAACATGTAAAAGCGCACGGCGCGCTCGGAGATTTTGTGGTTGTAGCCAAACAGGAATTCGCCCCAGTTGCCGTCGGCGATCTGCTGGCGGGCGGAGAGGAAGAAGAAGCCGGCGTTGATGGCGTGGGCTCGGGCGGAGCGGAAGGCGGCGTTGAAGGCTTCGTGCTCGCGGATGCCTTCAAGCATCCACCGGGCGGCGGCGGATTGAAGGGGGCGTTTGCTCATTTACGATTTCGGGCTGCGGATTTAGGATGGGTTTCGTGAAGCATGATCGCAAAAACGAGCAGCGCGACGCGCGCCGCCTCCGCACGCTTCTTGACCGGATGCGCCAACGCGGTTTTATCAGCGCCTACTACTATGTGGAAAACCCCCGTAGAATTCTTGTCACGTGGCAGCCGCGTGGCGCGCTCCTTGAAAAAGACCTGCGGCAGCTTTTCCGCGAACTTGGCCCGCTCGCCCCCGCCGATTACAAATTGCTGGCGGAGGTCTTTGCCGAAAGCAACCGCCAACCGGCGCGGTAATTTTATTTCGGTGGCAGGGTTCATGCGATGGCGAGCTGGACGATGGCGTCTTCGCGGCGGGTGGCGGAGCGGCGGAGCAGGGCGAGCTGCGTGGCGGAGATGAGGCCCTGGGCGAAGGCGGCGGAGGCGAGGAGCTGGACGTCGGTGATTTCGCTGATGGTTTGAGAGCGCGTGATGGCGCCGAGGAGCTGTTCGTACTGGTTCATGGTGTGTCCTTTGTTTTGGTTATCGGAGGGCGAAAATCATTTGCTCGTTATGATTGCGGCGGGCTGCCTCCATTTCACTGGCGGCGGCGGGATAAGTAGCGCGCAGGCCGATTACAACGGTGCGCCGGATGAAGTCGCCCAGGCTGCGGTCCTCCGCGAGTGCCAAGCGACCGAGAATAGACTTTTCCGCGTCAAGCAGGTTGACCGCGACGTTCGCGGTTCCTTTGCCGATTGGATGTGCTGCCATGGTCAGGGCTGTTTTGGATGTCTTGGCGCACCAACCAGCAAACGTAATTGCTCAGGTTCCGGTCCAGTCGGGTTGCCCGGATTTGAGCTGCTGCCAGCAGATCACTGGGAAAGCTGATTCCTTGCGGTTTCGATGTGTTTTTGGTGGCCATGCGAGTAACTTGAAAGCAATTTGCAAGACTTGAAAAGAAAAGTCAACAAAAAAATTGAATTATTTTTCAGGGGTTATAAAGTCTTCCTAAATGGCTGAAGAACCTAAAAATTACATAGTGGTGGGCATCAGTTTTTGTCCAAAGGTGCGGTGCGGCGGCTGCGGCGAATGGTTCAAGCCGGACATGGTGGAAACGACGGTGCTGCCCAGCGGGACGACCGCGCCGGCCAGCGACGAATTGTCCGAGGCGGAAAGAGTGTCCAACCTGGCGCGGGGGCTGGTGGGCTGGTCGATATTTTTTCTGGTGGCGGGATTGCTCTGTCTTTTGGCCGATGCGATCTTTGCCCTGCTCGGCGGCGGAGCCGACCTGGTGACGGTTTTGTGCCTAACGGGCGCCGGCCTGGGGCTGGCTTTCTGGTTTTTCCTGGTGGGGCAGATTGTTCATATCCGGGCGCTTTTGGCCCGCGAAAAGGGACGTTAAAATTCTGCGTAAGTCGTTGATAATCTATTCATCCGTCCGGCAACGGTTGCCAAAGTGCCAGTCAGAATTAGAGATAAATTGAGCGATATTTTTGCCAGTAGGCTGCCAGTAACTTCAGTAACTTCATTTAGTATTCCGTCTCGCATTTAGGGTAAAACTTTCCTGAACCGCAGCCCGCCCCGGCTGCATAACGGAAAGTTTATCATGAGAAAAATGTCCGTCGGGGCAATCCTCGCCACCCTGTTAAGCGTTCAAGGTTTGGTTTTCGGCCAGGGGACGAATGGCACTTCGGTAAACCTCACGACGCTGGACAAGCTGCTGGCGGATCTGCCGGGCTTCACCAATTACGCGATCGAGCCGTATGCCACGTACGCGCCGAAGGCGCCGCAGCATTACGGCGGCGGCCTGCTGGCCATCTGGAATGTGAACGCGCAGTCCGATTCGCTCGTCAAGGCGGGCATCGGGTTGGGGCTGGACTGGCTGGGGAACCTGAGCCTGGTCTCGGCCAACGCGCAGATCTCGACGCCGTTTCATCCGTGGCCGAGCAAGTTTCCCACGTTGCTCATTTCTCCATTTGCGCTGGCCGGCGTGGGGACGGCGTATTCGGGCGCGGGCAATTTCAACGGGAGCGCCAGCACGATTGTGGACACGGGCGGCTACATCCAGTTCGGGCGGGCGGCAGGCGGGCAGTTCAACGTGGGCGTCTGCTGGGGCCGCTGGAACGGCGTGGGCGAGTACGACGTGGCGCGCTATCACTTTTTCGCGGGCTGGAGCCACGGGTTTTAAAACATGCTGCCGCTTGACATAAAGCAGGCCGGATTCTCCTGGGTGAACGCCCGGGCGCTGGCGGAGCGGTGCGCGGCGGCTTACCAGGCCGGAGGACAGAAGGCGGAGGACGGAAGCCGGACCAGATTGATAACCAACGCGCAGACGGATACGGAGGCGCTGGTGATCCTGGAGCCGGACTGTGTGTCGGTCTCGTTCCGTGGCTCGCGGAATCTGCGGGACTGGATCCAGGATTTCAAGGTGGCCAAGGAGCATCCGCGCACGGACCTGGTGGTGGAGGAGGCCGGGGACGTGGTGCAGGTGCACACGGGTTTCATGCAGGACGTGGAGAGTGTGAGCGAGGAGCTGACGCACGCGCTGCGGAACCTGGTGGTGAACGCGACGGGCCAGAAGCCGGTGTTTGTGACGGGCCATTCCAAGGGCGGGTCGGAGGCGATCTTATTCGCGCTGGAGCTGGCGCGGCAGAATTTCGTGCAGGTGGCGGGCGTGTACACGTTCGGCCAGCCGCGCGTGGGCAACGCGGTGTTCCGGCGGGTGTACAACGACGAGCTGCGGGCGCTGACGTGGCGGGTGGTGAACGAGAACGACATCGTGCCGCGGGTGCCGCTGTGGACGATGGGCTACCGGCATTGCGGGCAGGAGATTTTCCTGCCGGTCGGCGGGGGCTGGTGCCTGAACCCGGGCCTGGGCAGCCAACTGCTGAGCGACGCGATGGGACTGTGGGGCGCATGGCGGCAGGAGCGTGACGTGCTCGTGTCCGAGCACGCGATCGGGAGTTATCAGAAGCGGATTCAATTTCTATGACCCGAACCAAAACCGCGAAAGGGAAAGACTAATGATCCTGGCACAAGCAACACCGGAACCCGGCTCGACGATGCAGTTCATCCTGATCATCGGCCTGTTCGCCAACATCGGCATGGCCATGGCGACGATTTACATGGCCCGGCACGCGGGCAAGCAGCGCGAGATCCTGCCGGACCCGCTGCGGGTGCAGAAGATGGAGAAGCTGGCGGCGGAGAAGGATTGCATGGCGCGGCACGCGGACAGCACGCGGGGCATCGAGCAGTTGCACCAGCAGTTGATCGAGCTGGAAAAGTCGCGCGAGACGGCGCGGCAGCAGGCGTCGGAGGACCGGCGGGCAATTTACAAACACATCGACGTGGTGCGGCTGGAGCTGAGCCAGAAGATTGACGACATGCCGAGCAAGATCATCGCCGACCTGCGCAACGCGAAAGGGCTGCTGGAATCATGACTGAACTGGACCATGACATTGTAAATTTTCTGCTGCTGTTCCTGAACGACCCGGCGCTGGAAGGGCGGCCGGTGAGCGGCACGGAACTGCGGCGGGCGGTGCGCAGCCAGCATCAGCGCGTGGCGCTGACGGACGGCGACCTCAACCGGCTGATCGGGTTCCTGGAGCGGGAGAAATTCATCACCGGCACGACCGACACCATCGACGGGCAGCTCTGGGCGCTCACGCCCAAGGGGCGGATCCGGGCGCAAACGGCATGAGCAACAAGCGCACAGGCAAGATCGCGAGCCTGCCGCACGAGGTGCGGGAGCAGGTGAACGAGCGGCTGCGGGACGGCGCGAAATACCCGGCCATCATCAAGTGGCTGGAGAGCCAGGGCGTGCGCGGGGTGCAGGAGATGAACCTGACGAACTGGTTCCAGGGCGGCTACCAGGACTGGCTGAAAGACCGGCAACTGGCGGACCAGGTGGGGGCGCGGGCGAAAGCCAGCCTGGACCTGGTGCGCGAGCTGAAGGCGGCCGGCGACGTGCATATCACGGAGGCGAACGAGCTGATTCTGGCGAGCCAGATCAACGAGGCGCTGCAGGCGTTTGACGGGAAAGGGCTGAGCGATTTGCTGGCCGAGAAGCCGAAGGAATTTTTCAACCTGGCGGCGAGCGTGATCGGCCAGAGCAGCGAGCGGACGAAGCGTGAGAAGCTGGAGCTGGAGCTGAAGAAATACCAGGACGCGGTGAGCAAGGCGCGGGAGGAAATCCAAAAGCTGCGCGACCCGAAAGAGGAACTCGATGACTCCGAGCGCAACAGCATCATCGACAAGGTGGATGAAATCCTGGGCATCAAATGAAGCCGCGCACATGCAATTTTTACTGATCATAATCATGGCCGCCATCCTGCCATCGCTGAAAATTGATTCGGACCGGAAGGTCTCGAAGTATTTCCTGCCGTACCAGCTCGCGTGGATCCTGGATGATTCGCAGATGCGGCTGGGGGAAAAATCGGTGCGGATCGGCTGGACGTACGGCGACGCGTTCAAAAACGTGCGCAAGCGGCTGCGCCACGCCAAGCGGGATTATCTCTTCACCACCAAGGACCAGGCTACGGCCATCGAGTATGTGCAGACCGCTTACAACTTCTGCGAGATCTACAACTACACCAAGAGCATCCTCGCGCATGGCATCGAGGATTGGAAGGTGCCGGTGTTCAAGGACGGCCGGGCGACGGGCTTCACCGAGGACGTGAAGGTGGGGCTGATCAAGTTCGACAATGGCAGCCGGATCATCGCCTTCAGCTCGAATCCGAACGCGCTGCGCGCCTTTGGCGGCGACGTGGGGATGGACGAGTTCGCGTTTCATCCATCGCCGGAGGAATTGTGGGCGAGCGCGCAGGGCCGCATCACGTGGGGCTATGACCTGGGCGTGTGGTCATCGCACAATGGCGAGGACACGCTGTTTTACACCTTCGCCCAGGAGGCGCAGAGCGGCAAGGGCGGCTGGAGTTATTACCGGGTGACCATGGAGGACGCCGTCGAGCTGGGCCTGGTGGAGAAGATCAACCAGGTGAGCGGGCAGAAGTTCACGCGGGAACAGTTCATCCAGGATTGCAAGAACCGGGCGCGGCTGCCGGAAGTTTATGAGCAGGATTATATGTGCAATCCGAAGGGCGGCACGGCGGCGATCGTGCCATGGAGCGCCATCGCCCGCTGCCTGATGGATTACCAGATCGAGCGGGTGCATTTGGAATCCGACCAGATTTTGAAGCTGTTCGGCGAGTTCAATCCGGCGCAACAAACGGCGCGCGAAAAGCAGATTGCAGTCTGGGTGCAACAGGCTTTCAGCAAGACTTTCAAAACGCCGTTCCGGGCGCGCCTGGGCTTCGACGTGGCGGCCTCCGGGCAGGGCGACCTGGCGGCGATCTATACCGACGAGAAGAAGGGAAACGAGCTGGTCCTGCGTTCGCTGTTCACGTGCCGGACGGAAGATTGGAATTTTCTCAAGACGGTGCTCTGGACGTTCCATCGCCGGCTTTCCTCGCTGCAATCGTGCGGGGATGAGACGGGCCTGGGCCGGCAGATCTGCTGGGAAACGTCGAAGCAGTTTCCGGGCGTTTTCACGCCGGTGAACTTTTCCAGCGAGAAGCATGACATGGGCTTTGCGCTGATGAACCAGCTCACGGTGGCGGAGAAGCGGTTCCCGCGGGACGAGCGGGACATCGCCGCGGATTATTTCGGGCTGCGCAAGACGTACTCGGGCCGGAAATGGATTTTCTCGGAGGGCCGCAACGCGCTGAACCCGGCGAGCCACTGCGACATTGCCTGGGGCGGCGGCCTGGCCACCAAGGCGGACGCGGTGGAGACCTGGGGCGGCGGAAAGGGGGCGATGCTGATATGACGCAGGCAGATCTCATCGGCAAGGCGTTCACCATGCTCCGCACGGAGAAGGCCATGCGCGACTGGTGCCAGGCGGCGGAACCGCTGCTGCGCCATGATCCCGGCGACGCGTGGTATAAAGCCGCCGGCATCGTCCGGCGCGATCCGACGGACGCGACCATCGGCTCGGGGAATTTCACGCAGGGCATCCCGGCGTTCTGGTTCGCCCGGGCGCTGGATCCCCTGATGCTGGAGCAGCTCTACACGCCGTACCGGGACAGCGCCTGGGTGCGGCGGGCCATCAAGTTTGTGAGCGGGCCGATTTCGAGCGTGGACCTGGTGTTCACCAAGCCGAAGCTGGACGCGTCGCTGCGGCGGCACAAAGGGCGCGGGCCGAGATTGTTCACCAGCCGGGGCATCGTGCGGCGCGAGCCGGACAATGAGATCGAGCTGCCGCAGATCCGGCAATGGCTGCGCGAGCCGATGGAGGAGCTGACGTACGAGGATTTTGTGGAGGCCAGCCTGGGCTGGTACATGCTGAATGAATGTTTCTGGCTGCTGGGCGACGACCTGAACGTGCCGTTTCCGGAGGCGAGCAAGCGGCCGTTCCAGCCGATCATCGTGGCGCGGCCGGACCGGATGCGGCCGGTGCTGGAGGACGGGAAGATTGCGGCGTGGGAGTTCACGGATTACAGCGGCAAGACGTGGGCGCTGGACAAGGAGCAGGTGGTGCGGCTGTTCGGGTGGAATCCGTACGACCCTCATCGCGGCCTGGGCGATTACCCGAGCGCCGCCATCGCGGCGGAGAGCCACTGGTTGGGCGGCAAGTTCAAGCGGGCGCTGACGGCGGACAACGACACGGCGCCGATCATCAACGCCAAGAACGGCACGCCGAGCGACGCACAGATCGACCAGATCAAGATGCAGATTCTGGAGCGGCGCTCGGCCAAGCAGCGCGGGATGAGCAAGACGTTGTTTTTGCCAGCCGAGATTGATGTGCATGACCCGAAGATTTTGAGCGTCGATGCGGGGTTCATCAGCTCGATGCTGGAGGACCGGCACGAGATCTTCATGGCGTTCGGCGTGCCGCCGAGCCTGGCGGACGTGAAGGCCAGTTACAGCATCGGCCAGGCGAGCGACTGGTTCGCGCTGATCTTCAACACGTGCATTCCCGTGGGCGGAAAATTCTGCGCGGTGCTGGAGAAGCTGATTTTAAAACTGACCGGGCAGCAGGTGGAGGTGGCGCTGGATTGGGACGAGCACTACGTGATGCAGCAGGTGCGCAGCGAACGAATGAAGGACGCGGACAGCCTGTTCGCCAAGGGAATGCCGATGAAGGACATCAGCGATCACCTGCGCCTGGGCCTGCCGCGGTTTGACAATGACGACATCGGTTACATCCCCATCAACATCACGCCGACACAGAGCGAGGAGGAGATGGCCGAGACGGCGCCCAAGCCGGAGGATTATTCCGAACAGCCGGGGCCCAAGCCGGGCGAGGCCGAGCCGCCCAAAGAAGTGCAGGAGATGATGCGGGCGCTGGCGGCCCGCGGCGATGCCGGCCCCACCGTGCGCAGCCCGAAGACGGAGGCGCTGTGGAAGGCGCACATGCGGATCCGGACCAAGGCGATAAAATTATTCCAGAGCAAAAGCTCGAAGGTTTTCAACGCGTACCGCATCGCGGCGCTGCGCAAGCTGGAGCAGGCGAAAAAGGCAGTCGAGAGCCGAGGGTCGAGGGTCGAGGGCAAGAGCCTGGTGGATGTGATTTTTGATCCGAAGCTGTTCGGGCTGGATTTGTTCAAGGCGCTGGAGCCGGTGATGCGGGCGACGCTGGCGATGAGCGGCAAGGAACTTTTCGAGGAGATCGGCCAGCCGGATGATCCGTGGCAGATGGCGCCGGGCAAGGTGCTGTCGTTTGTGTCCAGCCGCGAGGCGCTGGTGAAGCGGGTGGGCGAGACGGCCCAGAGCCAGCTCAACACGGCGCTGCAGGAGGGGCTCGAAAAGGGCGAGACGACGGAGCAGCTCAGCGATCGCGTGCGCGGCGTGTTCAACAATCTTTCCAAGTACGAGGCCAAGCGGATCGCCATGACGGAGACGAACGTGGCCTACAACTTCAGCCGGCAGGAGGCGATGACGGACGCGGGCATCGAATACAAGGCGTGGCTGAGCAGCCATGGGCCGAACGTGCGCGACGCGCACGCGCAGGCCGAGGACGATTACATCGACGATCCGATTCCCATTGACGAGCCATTCGAGGTGGGCGGAGAGGAGCTGATGTACCCGGGCGACCCGGCGGGCTCGCCGGAGAATGTGATCAACTGCCAGTGCATCCAGTTGGCGGCGGACAAGCAGGACGAGGACGAGAAGAGCGTGACGTACCTGGTGCATGGCGCGGGGGAAATGACGTTTCGCAAAAAGGAGGTCGCATGAGGTCAACGGGACGAATTGACGCCGGCGGCTCCAGGACGGGCCGGGAATGCGGATGGCGTGATGCTGCAGGCGGCTTGGAATCGTCATTGCAAGGCCATAACGCGGCGTTGCAACAGCCAGAATCAGGGTCGAGTGACGAGAGTCGAGAGTCGAGGGCAGCGGCAAGGCAGAATTAGAGATTTTATGAGCAGAAAATTTGTCAAGGCGCTCCGGCCGGGTTTGAAGGTCCGGCGGACGGGCGTGTTCGGGTTCGGCCGCAAGATCGAGGTGAGCGGCGACGGGCTGACGTACCGGGTGGAGCGCAAGGGGGCCAACGAGGAAACCGCCCGCCTCATCAACAGCAAAATTCCGGTGGCCGTGATCCGGCCGCCATTGCCAGCATGAAAACATTACGCCGAACCATTCATCCGCAGATCCGCGTGATCGACGCCAAGCTCGGCCTGGTCGAATACGTGGCGAGCGACGAGAGCCTGGACAGTTACAACGAGGTGGTGCGCGCCAATGGGGCGCGGTTCAACCGATTCCAGAAGAACGCGCCGTTCGTGGACAGCCACAATTACGAGAGCATCGAGTGCTGCGTGGGGAAGGTGGTGGATTTTGCGGTGCGCGGGCGCGAGGTGATCGAGACTTGCCAGTGGGCGATTGATGTGGCGGCGAACAAGCTGGCGCAGTTTGGCTTTACGATGACGGCGGCGGGCTATTTGAAGGCGGTGAGCATCGGGTTCATTCCGACGGCGTTTGTGACGCGGTGGGACAATGACCCGACGGCGTGGCGGGACCAGCTCAAGGAGCTGGGCCTGCACGAGGAGGACGGCGTCCGCTGCATCTATACGGAGTGGGAGCAGATGGAGCTCTCGGCCTGCATCCTTGGCGCGAACGGCAATGCCGTGGCGCGCGCCTACAAAGCCGGCGTGATTGATGACGCCGCGCTGGACCTGATTTCCAACGAGTTCGCCAAACGTGAAACCGCCTGGGCCACCGATGATCCCGCTGTTGTGGCCCAGGCAAGGCAGCGGGCGCGGATGGCTTTCCTGTTGGACCTGAACCGAAAAATCAAATCAATCTGAACATGAAACGTATTTTACTCATCGCCGACGCCGCCGAGGGCGTGCTGTCGGAAAAGGACTTTCAAAGAAAAGTCATTGACGGCGTCGAGAGCCAGAACAAACGGCTCGGCACGCTGGAGACGAAAATCTCCGACATCGATAAGGTGCTGGCGGATCCCGACCGCTGGGACAAAGCCGGCAAAAAAGCGCTGGAAGACCTGACGCTGGCCAAGAACAAAATGAACGAGACGTTTGAGGACGTCATGAAACGCATCGAAAAGGTGCAGAAGCAGGTGGCGCTGACGGCCCGCACCTCGTTCCGCGATCCCGTCGAGCGCGCCCTGGCGAACAACGAGGAATTCCGCGCGTGGCTGAATGCCGCGGCCCGGTACATCGCGCACCACACCAAGGGCGTGAGCGCGCCGCTGGATCCGGCGTACAAGAAAATCATCGAGGACGTCAACCAGAAAGCCCTGACGGGCGTGGACGCCGGGCTGGGCCAGGCGGTGGTGCCCATCGAGACGTTCAACGAGATTTACGACCTGCTCCTGCAGTACGGCGACTGGGCGTCGCTCGGGGTGCAGCGCGTCGGCGCGCGGACCACGGTGCTGCCGGTGGCCACGGCGCGTCCGCAGTTCTACTGGATCGGCAACCAATCGACGCTGGCGGAAGGCGCGACCATCACCAGCGGCGCCTTTGGCGGCGGCCAGGTGCTGCTCATCATCAACACGCTCGCCGTCCTGATGTACGTGGCGCGCGAGCTGTTGGCGGACTCGACGGTGGACCTCGCGCCGTACGTTGTGCGGCAGATGATCCAGAGCGTGAACTGGGGCATGGACACCGCGGCCTTCATCGGCACGGGCAACATGGACACCACGAACGCCGGCTATGTGGGCGTGTTCAACGCCGCGCTGGCCAACACGAACCTGGGCGTGGGCGCCGGCGCGGGCCGGACCACGGTGGGGGCGCTCAAGATTGACGACTTCGTGAGCGTGCTGCTGGCGGTGAGCGCCGAAGTGCTCAACCGCAAACCGAAGTGGTGGATGCATCCGCAGATGGTGGCGCGCCTGCCGCTCATCCGCGACAACCAGGGCCGCGCGATCTTCCAGACGATGCTGGAGGCGCCGGTGCCGGGAGCCATCATGAGCATCCTGGGCTTCCCGATTCACCTGACGAACATCGCGCCGAACACGGACGGCAACGGGCAGGCCGTAGCGGCGTTTGGCGATCCCGAAGGCCAGGCGGTGGGCATCCGGTCGGACCTGGAGCTGGCGACGAGCGCGGACATCGGGTTCCCGCAGAACCTCATGGCGTACCGCACGCTGATGCGCGCGGGCGTGAAGATGAAGACGCAGGCGGCCAGCACCACGCTCAAGCCGTTCGCGGTCCTCTCGACCGCCGCGGTGTAACCCGCGGACCAAACCGACATCAACTCTTAACCAAAGGTTAAAAATGAAAACTGAAAACGAAATCCGAGCCATGTCTCTGGAGGACAAGCAGAAGCTCGTCGTCGAGCTTCGCGCCACCCCCACGGACGACAAATTCTACGCCACGGCCAAGGCCCTCATCGCCTTCATCACCGGCTTGACCGGCAAGCTGAAGTGGGTTGAGCCCGAGCTGGGCGAAGTGAAAAACATCGCCGGCCACGACATCAGTTGCGACGGCAAGGTCATCTCCAAGGATGCCACCGCCAAGGTGTATCCCTGGCAGGCGGCCGCGTTGTCACGCTGGGTCGAACCGAGCGAGGAGTTCGCTGCGGTGCTCGCCAAGCGCAACATTGAATTGACCAAGCTCCGTCCGGCAGAAGCGCCGGCTCCGGCCGCATCTGAATTACCGATCACCGAGATCATCAAACAGGCTGTGGCGGAAGGCATCAAGGAAGGATTGAAGGGCGCCGGAAAGGTTGCCGCAATGATCCTGCTGTTCGCCTGCCTGCTGTTGGGAATGAACCTGCAGGCGCAGGTACAGACGACGGCGCTGGGCGCGCCGAACTCGTACCACGTTTACTATGTGGCGGGCCTGAATGGGGGGACCAACTTCATTCTGGGCACCAACTACTACACCACGGCCACCATCACCACGAACACGCTGGTGTCGCCGGGCATCATCATCAGCAACGGGATCGCCTACAACAATCCCTCCACGAACTACACATACTCGACGAACGTGCCGGGCGTGGTGAGCGTTCCGAACCAGGACCTGCTCTGCATTTATCTGCAGTACGTGCTGAACACGTCCGGGACGGGCATCGCCACCAACACCTGGGACTACTCGGTGGATGGGATGAACTGGCAGACGAACGCGCTGGTGATCACGCTCACGGGCGCCGGCACCGTGCCGGTGGCCACAAGTTCGACGCAAAGCCAGTTTGGGCCCGGCTACATCCGGCTCAACCAGCTCGGCTACCCGAGCACCACGGTGTTCATGACGAATGTCATCCTGGAGGTGGCCGGGAAGGCGAGCAAGACCGGCCCGTTCTAACCTGACGTTTAACCATCAACAAAAAAATCAACTGGAAATGAACATGAAAAAATTAATCGCAGCAGCAATCGCCAGCACCATGCTGGCTTTGGGCGCATGGGCGCAATCGACCCAGCCGACGGTTCCGCTGGGCACCTATCAAGCCACGCCGTTCCTCGGGCAGGGATTCATGTGGACGGCCACCAACGCGTCCTCGGCGCTGAGCAGCCTCGGGTTCTCCGGCACCATATCGAGCAACCTGCCGATCGGGAACGGCGCGGGCCTGACCAACCTGACCGGCCTGTTGTGGACGAACAGCGCGGCGTCGTTTGCGACGTCGGGCAAACCGTTCACGGCGCCGGCGGCGGGGCTTCTGACGGTGAGCGTCGAGACGACGAACGCGGCGCTCGTGGCCGTGAGCAACGCCACCAGCACGGTGGTGATCTTCATGGGCGGCGTGACGGCGCTGGGGACGAACTGTTGGAGCGCGACGATGCCCTGCAACTCCGCGGACAACGTGGTGGTGACCAATCTCACCGGCACGGTGGCCACGCTGGGAAGCTGGTTCCAGGTCTTGCATTAGCGGAATAGCTCTGCCGCGTGTTACCCGCCCCGGTCGCGCGGCACAAGGGCGGCGGCGCCCTTTAACGTCCATTTTTGGGCGCTGCCGTCCGATTTGAAAAATGAAAATGAAGGCACAAAACAAAGTAAACGGGCGGGCGCTGCGGACGCCGCCGCGGGACCGGATGCTGCGCCCGGGCGAGACGGTCGGGCGCGCCACCACGGCGGACATTCTGCCGCGCAAGCTGGTGGTGCCGGGATCGCGCCCGATCCTGGTGACGAGCGCCGAACCGAATCCGGGAGATTGAAACCATGAATGCCGGTTTTGCCAATTTGACGACGCTGAAGCAGCAGCTCCTGGCGCCGGAGCTGCAGACGCGGAACGACTGGGACAACCTGTTGCAAGTAATCGGATTGGGCGTGGCCGGATCGTTTGGGCGCTATTGCAACCGGGATTTCGATTGGAAGATCGGGGCGCAGGAAGTGACCCAGGGCGAGCGGGATCACTGGTATGTGCGGCGCACGCCGGTGAGCAGTTTCACCAAGGTGGAGCTGCGCTATTTCCGGGCGGATCCGTGGACGGACATCAGCGGCCAGCCGCTGGCGGCGGACGAGCACAAGGGGCTCATCCATTTCGGCTACACGCTGGGCCGGCGGCCCATCCAGGTGCGGATCACCTACAACGGCGGCTATTTCTGGGAACAGCTTGAGCCGAGCACCAATGGCTATCCCACGCCGGTCCCGGACGACATCACGAACAATCCGGCGGGGATCGATCCCAGCTCGTTCTACCTGCCGAACGATTTGATTTTTGCCTGGGTGACGCAGTGCCGCAAGGTGTGGGAAGCGGCGGACAAGATCGGCTCGAAGATAACCGAGGTGGGGTCGAACACGCGGAACCCGAGCGAGGCGCTGGCCGGGCTGGACCTGGTGCCGGAGGTGAAAGAGATCCTGAACAGCTACATCCGTTACCAGCTCACATGAACGAAGCCGTTCAAATCACCATCGACCAGGACACCGCGACGCCGGCGCTGGAGCGGATCACGGACAAGGCGGCCCTGGGCGCGGCGCTGGCCGGCGAGATGGACAAGCAGAACCAGTTCACCGTCTCGCACATTCAGCAGCGGTATATGAGTTTGCCGAAGGATGGCCCGACCTCGCTGGATGGGTTGCGCACGATCAGCAACCGTTTGCGCGCGTCGGTGCGGGCCAGCCGTTCGGAGATTGCCGAGGCCGGCGTGAAATCGGCAATGGGGTCGAACGTGGCGTATGCGGAGATTTTGGAGACGGGCGGGGACACGGCGCCGCACAAGATTGTGGCCCGGAACGCGAAGGCGCTGGCGTTCAACGGAATTTTCCGCCGCTCGGTGAATCATCCGGGCTCGCACATCGAGGGGCGGCATTATGTCCGGCGCGGCATCATGGACCGGCTGGAGGAATATGGCGCGGCGTTCACGCGGGCGATCCTGCGGCTGGCCCGAACCGGAGGCGCGTCATGAACGATCTCGTTGCCCTCCAATACGCGCTGTTCCGCGGGATGCGATCGGCGGACGTGTTTGCCGACGCGAACGTGGTGCTGGGCCGGGATTACATCTCGAAAAAAATTGACATGGCCAAGTGCTGGCTCACGCCGAGCCCGAGCGGGAAATTCGGGATCGGGCTGGTGGTGCAAATACCCAGCACGCGGTTTCCCAAGCCGAACAGTTTGCAGCGCGAGCGCCTGTTCGGCATCGGGATTTACGAAAACCCGAATGACAACTGGCGCCCGAACATCGGCACGCTGCGCGGCTGCGATGACTGGGCGGATTCGGTGATTGATTTTCTTTGGAACTGGCGGCTGTGGCGGGCCAGCGGGCTGATTTTGGAGGATCACGTGACCGTCGAGGACAAGACTTTTGAGAAGGCCGGCATCCTGGGCATGAACGCCTTTGCGCTGCTGCGGCAGGAGGCGCATCCGCTCACGCGGGCGGCCACGCCGCAGATCACGGTGGCGATCAAC